GAATCCGAGAGACCGTAGATACCATCCTTGATGGGGTAGCCGTCAAGATAGATGGTCTTTACCCTGCACGTACCAGAGGAAGAGAGAGGCTTTATGTAAATTGACTTCGTGATGACATAGTCCTCGCCTGCGCTTCTGAAACACTGATTGAAGACGAGATGAAGATAACTCAAGACATTGGCTATTTTATGCCATCTGACTGAGACCGGATATAATACAGGGGACATCCCGTTGCTATCATAAATATATACACCCTTTCCACTCTTGAGGGCGGAGAAAAGCTCATCAAGTCCACCGGTACCTTCAAAGGCCGTTTCCATATCGCTTTTTGTGCTGTCGTCCGTTAGATTGAGGACTGCCGGAGGCAGGTAATACGTGTCATCCCCACTCTCAAGAAAAACAACCGAGTAGATATTATCAAGATCGGTCTTGCCTGTCACCTTGACCGTCCTGAGCCTTCCACCCTGGGCTATATACGATAGCTCCAGCGTATAGGTCGTTGAGACTTGACTGGCGTAAACACCGCATTTATGATTGCCTATGAATATATTGGGTATATATATATTATAATCAAGGGACATGGCATTTGCCAATAAACCTATAAGATTCACTAAAGCCTCTTTGCCGGTGACTGGATCGAGTCCAAACGCCGTCAATATATCGTCACTGGAGGATGTCGATGTCAGACTCAATACGGATGCCGGGAAAAAATAAGTATCCTTAAGTTTTCCCAGCTTATCGAATTGAGCGCTACCCATAAGTCCCACCTCCGCCGAGCTGGCCTCCGGGATGGTGGAGAATGTCCCGTCCATGCTACCGTTGGCAGACGGATTGAAAGCATACAATCGCCCTTTTACCAAGGAACCGGCGTTCGTGACATTCACGTTGCCGCCACCCCCTCCCGAGCCTCCGGATATGGTTATGTTGCCGCTACCGACCAGGGATTGCCCGTTGACCGTCTTCAATCCGGTATCCTTGACGAACCCGCTGTCATTCTGTAGCTGGCTTGTCTTGGAGGGGATCGTCGTGTTGGAGGGAAGAGCGCCCACATCGCTGGCCGTATAGCTTGGTTTCGTGTTGGAGTTGACCCATGACGGCTTGTTCTGTACGTTGGCCCAGTCCACGGAATCGGACTCCCCACCACCGGAGCCTCCGGATATGGCTATATCTCCAGCGCCAAGCAAGGATTGCCCGTTGACCGTCTTCAAACCGGTCTCCTTGACGAACTTGCTGTCGTTGGTCAAATCGCTTGTCTTGGAGGGGATTTTCGTGTCCCCGTCCATCACCTTGGCGGGCAATGACGCCACCTTGGCGAGAAGCTCGTTTATTCTGGTTGTCGTATAATTCAATAACCCCATTTTATTTTAAAGCTTTAAGTTCAACATTATTTGAATCGATCAATATCTCACCTTGGGAGTCGTACAGGTATTCACGCTTACCGCTCTGGCGTACCGTACGTACGACCTCCACGTTACCGCCCCGGCCCGTCCTGAACGTCACCTCCCGCGACCTGTCGACGCCCTCGTTGGCCGTGTCGGAGGAGAACGAGGCCGAACCATCGCCGCTTCCCGTGAGGTCCACGACGATATTGCCCCTTCCCGTTGTCCAAGGGATATTTTCCATCACTCTACAGTCCAGTCCGTGTTAGACTCCACGTTCACCGTTACCGGGGTTCCAAGATAGTCCAGCTGGATATCCCCCCCGGTCACTCGCAGGTAGGCGTCGCCGGCGGCCAGTGTCAACAGGCACACGTCTTGGTGTCCGCCCTCGTCCGTGACGATGACTTGTCTCGTCAGGGGATCGATCTCCGTGTTGGCGGGAACCGTGACGGCGATAGAGAAATTGTAGACCGCCAGGGCCCCGGGATCGCCCGCTATCGCTTCCCCGTTAGCGGTCTGTACGCTATTCGCCGTATAATTACCCGGTAACGCTATGTCAAGGTCTCCCGTACCGAGGGAGAAGGTCAATTTCCTCGAGTTGCTGACCCCCGATATGGTAACCACCTTACCTGTCTTCTCCGACGATGCCGTGTCCGCTATATCCACATACTCGGGCTTGCCCGCCTGGTTCACCGTACGGGCCACGTCGGCGCAATTCGCCGCCTTGAACGTCAGGACCGTCGTACGGGCGTTACGCCCGGTATGCTCTGAACCCGATCTTACGCTTACCTCCTTGTCATCCGATCCTTGGGGCGGGGTGACCACCGCCCATGCCGCTTTTGCCATGATGTCTTGTCTTTTAGTTTGTTAATCACTCGATTCTCCAATCCGTGTTCGATCTCACTTCGAACACGGCGGGCGTGTCCCCGGTCACCCATACGGGATCGGATGGGGCGACCAGCAGCCACACCCCGTTATCCACGTCGCAGACCTTGGACAGTCTCGCCCCGATCCGGTCCATCCTCCTGAGCCCGGCGCTCATAGTCCCGATCCTTCCAAGTTCCGCCCGGACAACCTCCAGCCTTACTATATGCCCCTTAACGCACGCCATTCCTCACGATCTCGTCCGTCTCTACCCTGATTATCTCCGTCCTTACACCGTCCTCGCAGTTGGCGTCCGGGATATCCACGCTTATCTGGCACTTGACCCGCCCGTCGCCCCCGAGGAGGGACGTGTCGAGGACAAGTATGTACGTTCCGCTGTCCTGCCGGACCATCCCGGACTTCGGGATCGTCTCGACCTTGTTCCCGTATATATAGAACCTCGCCTCGAAAACCACGTCATCCATCGTGAGGTTTCCGGGAAGATCGAGGGACAGGGCGAATTTCATCACCGTGCCGGTTATCGATATGCTATTCTCGTTTCTCATGTCACACCTCCTTTAATGATATGCCAATAATTGTTATGGTCACCGAGCTCTCCGGAAGGAACGCCACGCACACGGAGTCGGCCATGGAGCTACTCCTGTTGAACGCCGTTATGTCCACCGTGAACGTCTTGGCCGTGGTCGTTATCTGCTCGCCATATATCATATCCCCGGATGACAGGTCATTGAAATCACCCTCAGGGCTCATGTATCCGATACCCGCCACAAACGCCGTCGTACCGGAGGACATGGCCGTTATCGACAAACGATACCTATGCCCTTGCAATAACTTGCTCCCCAGATACATCTTGTCGAACAAGACCCATCCTTGCATATCGGCGGAGGACGCGACCGTGAGTTTCCCTCCGGAAGCGTTGGCGGTAAGCGTCCCGCTTCCGGTCTTGATCGTGCTGACGTAAAGGTTCGAGTTGAAATCCGTACCGACCAGTATCTCCTCGCCCGTGATGACCGCCTTCTCGAAATACGCTGTCAAGGTCTTGTTTCCGTCCCACGTCACCCCGTGGCTCTGGTTCTTGCCATCGTTCCAGCGGATGAACCTGTATCCCGTGCTGGGCGTGGCCGACACGGTACGTACGGTACCCTTGTCGTAGGTGCCGCCACCGGAAACCGTGCCGCCTACCGACGGGGAGGCGTTCAGGGTGACCGTATATCTTTGTACCGATATCTTGGTGAAATAGGCGGTGAGGCCCTTTCCCGCCACGTCCCACGTGACGAGGTGCCTCTTGGCGCCCCCGTCGCTCCACCGGTCGAACTCATATCCGGCGTTCGGGAAGGCCTCCACGTACTCCGTCTCTCCGCCCTGCCGCATTATGAGAGCGCTCGGGGAGGGGGTGGTCGTGCCCCCGGCGGCGGGAGACACGTAGATACCCACCGTGATTATGTTCGTGGTGCTGTTGGAGACGAACAACGTGCCGTCATCCCGGCTCGCTATGGCGCCATCTCCTATGTTCTCCGGGTTCAGCGACAGGAACCTGTTCCCGTTGCCGAACCCGAATATCATTTTCTCCGGTGACACGAACACGCTCCGGTTCCCCTTGTGCATGTTCAACTCCGGCATGCCCGTATTCTGGTTCACGGCGAAACGCATGACCTCCTCCCCGTCATATGATATCCTCAGATATCCGTTTGATATGACAAGCTCCGTCTTCGGCCCCAAGGAATGGAGGACGCCGCTCACGTCAACGGAACCGTCGGTGTATATCTTGAACCTGTCGTTCACGTTCAGCTCGTTCGTCTTGATGACCTTGGCGATCAAGGCGGACGTTATCATGAGCTCGGCGTTGATCAATCTTGTGTTGATCGAGCCTCCCTCCGTGATCGACTCCCCGCGCTTGGCCGCCGCCTCGAAATCAGAGTAGCTTCCATAGCCCAATTGCTTGGCGATCTCCTCTTTCATGGCGGTGGAGACCGTTCCGATCTGGGAGTTGGCGTTACTCTTCGACTCATTCACCGCCTCCTCCTTGATCTTTTGCTGGATCGACTTGTTCGCGTTCTCTATGGCCGTGGCCAGCGAGGCGTAAGCGTTGTTGAAAGCGGTGAACTTGCTATCCACGTTGTTTTTCTCCTCCGTGGTGGTCTTCCCGTCCGCTATGGCGGCTTGTATGGCCGCTATCAAGTTGGACGTTGCCGTATCGAGACCCTTCTTGGACGAGTACAGGTCGGTCTTCGCCGTTCCCGCAAGGAAGGGGTTGATGTATAACGCTGTATACGTGGCGTCCATCTCCTTCTTCGACTGGTTGACCGTATTGATATACTTCCCTATGGTCGTGGCCTCTATCCCCGTGATGATGCCGTCCTCGTTGGCCATGTCAAGGTAATCGTCGAGATCGCTCACCGCTATCTTGGTGTCGCCAAGGTCCTCCGCCACCGCCGATACGGCGTTGTTCGCCTTTTGGGCCTCCTCCTCGGCCTTGGTAGAGAAAGATCTCAATTTATCCTGTATACTCTTGTTCGCGGCCTCCACGGATGTATAGAAGGTGGCGCACGCCGTGTTGAACACCGAGTACTTGCTGTTAATGTCGGCGATCTCCTCCTTGGAGGCTATCTTATCCTCGATAGCGGCGTTGATAGCGTCGATCAGGCTGTCTATGGAGGAGAACAAGGACTCCTTGGCGTTCTTCAAGGACACGAGCCCGGAACCGTCGAGATACGGGTTGTTCTCCAACTCGTTATAGGTGGCCAAGGCCGACGCCCTCTCGTTATTCACGATATTGGCATACCGGGCTATGCCCTTGGTCTCCGCCTCCGATATGATCCCGTCGGAGAAGGCCCCGTCAACGTATGACTTGAAATCATCCACCGATCCTCGCACTCCCTCGATAGCGCCTTGGGCCGCGGAGGCTGCGTCTCTGGCGTCCTGTATGGCCCCGTTGATCTCGCCCATATCCGGGGCGTCAACCAAATTCTCGAACCCGGTCGATCCCGGCTTGATCACCATCTTGCCGGTGAACACGTTCTTGTCCGCGTTCGGGGAGATCACCGTCACCTCCTTGTTCAGCATGGAGTAGGAGTTGATGCCCGAGTAAAGCTTGATACAGGGCGCGTCCTCGTCGTACGAGGAGAGGAACACCACGTGTTGACGGTTGATATCCGTCCTGTTGCCTATGGCGACGATCGTATCCCCGGCCTTAGGGATCATGCTACCCGTATCGCAATCCGTGATAGACAGGTCTATGTGGTCGTCGCCGACATGGATCACCCTTCGCCAATAGTACCGGTTGCTCACGTCATGGGACACGCCTGTCTTCACGTTGAACTCCCGGCATTGCGCTTGGTCGTCCACGGCGAACTCGTTCACGATCCCCCGCTCTCCGTCCGTCTGCTTGAAATAGCATCGGTAGGCTCTCTCCCCGCCATCCATGGCGACCCGTAGCCTGTCG